GCGCAGTACAGCCGCGTAAATGCAAACGGCAAAGGCTTAACCGCCGGGCGTTGGTGGCTGCCGTCTTTGGGTGAGTTGATGATGATTTACGCCAATATGCGTAAAATCAATTATGCGTTATCGTTTATCGAGGGCGCGACCCAGTTAGCCGAAACGTGGTACTGGAGTAGTACCGAGTACAGCGCGACCTACGCGTGGCGTTTGTACCTCAACGACGGCTACGCGCGCAGCTTCACTAAGGCTACGTCCCAGGGCAGAGTTAGGGCCGTTTCAGCATTTTTATATTAGTGGTTAATAGTTATACTTTAACCTTAATAGTACGGCGGTAGCCGTACAAAGAGTGGTAATTTCCGTTTCACCTGCTTACGCAATAAAGTAATGAATAAATCAAAGTTAGTATCGAATACGCAGATATATTTAGACTGCCGCAAACTGTTAGATACCATACTGGATATTAAGCCAAACTTTCCGCGTGCGTACAAATTCAGTATCGGTAACAAAATGCACGAAATAGGTATAAATCTTATATCCCACATTTCGGCGGCTTATCTGAATAGGGAACGCGCTACACGCATACAGCATTTGGTTAATTTTCAATCAGAGTTTGAGGTACTGAAAACTTTACTGCGTATAGCAGGCGAAAGGAAATGGATATTAGGAAAAAGCAGACACGCAGATATTATCGAACTTTTGGACGCGATAGGCAAACAATCTACTGCGTGGAAGAACTCACTATTAAAGTTAGACAGCAAAATAGATAGCGAGTAAATGCCGGATTTGGACGGTTACGACTAACCAAGCGTGCAAGTTATCTGTAAAAATGGGCCGCACACTATCATTTATAGTTAAGACCGCAAAGGTAAGGGCGGCACGGAGTTGCGAGTACAGCGCGACCAACGCGTGGAATTTGAACCTCAACAACGGCAACGCGAACAACAACACTAAGGCAACGAACCAGAACAGAGTTAGGGCCGTTTCAGCACCTTTACAGATTGCCAGTACACTAAGAAGATAACAAAGATATGGTTACTACGGACGGATTGTTAGAGGCGTATTTTGACTGCCGTAAAAGAAAACGGAGAACAGCCAGCGCAATAATGTACGAAATAGACTACGGTAGCAAGTTAATAGCACTGCGCGACCGTATAAATAACCGTACCTATACGCCGGGTAAATCTATCTGTTTTGTCGTTACGCGTCCGAGGTACAGAGAAGTATTTGCGGCTGCTTTTGAGGATAGAATAGTACACCACTGGATAGCATTACGTTTAGAGCCGCTATTTGAACAGATTTTTAGCCCACGCACATTTAACTGCCGAAAGGGAAAAGGGCAGCTGTACGGCGTGGAAATGCTGCGAAACGACGTAATACAATGTAGCCACAACTATACGCGCGACTGCTATATAATGAAACTGGATTTGCAGGGCTTTTTTATGTCTATCCGCAAATCTATGTTGGCCGATATGGTGGACGCTTTTATAGTTGAACACTACAAGGGCGACGACATAGACGATTTGCGCTACTTATGCAAAACGGTTGTACTGCATTGCCCGGAATACCATTGCGAACGACACAGCCCGTTACACTACTGGAACCACTTACCGGCTAACAAATCGCTATTCACAAACGGCGAGGGTTTGGGCGTTGCTATCGGAAATTTGTTTGCTCAGTTATTCGCTAATTTCCTGCTGAACGTATTAGACTGGTATTTGCTTAATGAGTTGGGATTTATCCACGTGGGTAGATACGTGGACGACTTTTATATTATAGACCCCGACAAAGCAAAACTATTGGCGGCAGTGCCTAAAATACGGGAACTGTTAGGCAAATACGGGCTAACCCTAAGTCCTACTAAATTCTATATCCAACACTACACAAAGGGTGTAGCGTTTACCGGCAGCGTGGTAAAGAAAGACCGCGTTTATATCTGTAACCGGACGCTGAAAAACTTTGTAATGGCGGTGCGTCGCCTCAACAAAGCGGAAACGGTGCCGGAGGTGGAACACGCCGTTAGCAGCATAAATAGTTATTTGGGCTGTTTGCGCCACGCCAACGAGTATAACAAACGGCGTAAAATCCTTAGTATGATAGAGCCGCACGCCTTTAAGTGGGTTTATATCAAAGGCCACTTTGAGGTAGTAGCCGTTAAAAAGAAGTACAGACAAAGAGCAAGAACCCTACAACGTATTAGAGATGGAACATACTAATAGACCGAAACCGGAAAACGTGCTGCGCCTTTCCGAGTTGGACGTAAATTTAGTGCAGGCACTATCCAAACACTGGGTAGTAACTGTAGAGCAGCAAGGTAATGAGGTTTTATTAGAATTATACCCGTATGTAGATGAACGAAATTTTAACGACCATACTAACGATAGTAACGACGTTAGGCGGCTGGGAAACGATTAAGTATTTTATAAACAGAAAATCAAACAGCAGGATAGCAGAGGCAAAAGCCGACAGCAGCGAGTTTACCGTATTGCGCGACACGGTGGTATTTTTGCAGGAGCAGTTACAGAAAAAAGAGGAACGATTTGCAGAACAGACCGACGTAGTACGACGATTAACCGCCGAAAATTTGGAGCTGACGCGCGAAAACGCTATGCTGAAAACCGAGAGAGCATTAAAACTATGTGAGCGTAAGAACTGCGCCCAAAGACAACCACAAAGCGGATATTAGTATATGCGAAAAATTACAAAGATTATAGTACACTGTAGCGCGACCCCGGAGGGCCGCGACTACACCGTGGCAGATATTGACCGCTGGCACCGGCAAAAAGGCTGGAACGGGATAGGCTACCACTTTGTTATCTACCGCGACGGCAGCGTACATACCGGGCGCGACGTTGAGGTAATGGGCGCACACTGCGCCGGACAAAACGCCCACAGTATCGGCGTTTGCTATATCGGTGGAATGACTGCCGACAACAAGAAACCAAAGGACACGCGCACACCGGCGCAGAAAGCCGCGCTGCGTGATTTGGTGGAGCTGCTGAGGACTGAATACCCAACCGCGACAGTACACGGGCATAGAGAGTTTGCAAACAAAGCGTGTCCGTGTTTTGACGTTAAAACCGATTTGTAGTATGAAACATTTTGTATTTATTGTTTCGCTGCTGATGTTGGCGAGCTGCGCCAGCACCCGGCACGCCTCAACGACCCGGATAGACCGGGATAGTACCTACCACTACGCGCGCCAGTTGGATAGCCTATATAGGGCATTTTGGCAGCGCGACAGCGTGTATAAACGCGATAGCATTTATATATACGAAAAGGGCGACACGGTTACGAAATACGTAGAAAAAACGCTGTACAAATGGCGCACCCGTACCGATACCGTGTACCGCGACCGCCTGCGAGTAGATACGCTGTATATCGAGAGAACCGACAGCGTAACGGTGGAAAAGCCCGTATATATAGAAAAACCGATAAAGTGGTATAATCAGGGCTTTATGTGGCTGGGTAAGATGTGCTGCATAGCCTTAATACTTTGGGCGATATTCCTATATTTGAAACGGAAATTTTAGGGTGTTTTCTGTAAAGTGTGCGACCGCGCGAACCCGTGAGGGCAAGCGCGGTTATTTTTCTGCGAAATAGTCCAATACCTGCCTATTTGCTTTATCCACCTTATCCAAACTGTATTTGATATATACACCCGTAACAGTGCTGCCGTGCTTATGTCCTAACGCTTCACTAATTATGTCTTTGGGTATATCCAAATCCACGGCGTAGTTAGCCCAACTATAACGCGCCCAGTACCACGTTAGGCCCTTTTCCAATTTGTTTAATAAGTCGTTGCAGTTATAACGAAAGCAGCTACACTTTTCGCTAAAACTCAGCAAGTGGTTTTTGCCGGGGTATTTGTCTATTATCGCCTGCGCTTCCGGCTCAATCTTAATACTATAGTTTTTACCCGTTTTGGCGCGCTTATACTGTAACCGGCCATTTACTATACAATCTTTAGGGAGTGCCAGCAAATCGGCCATATTTATACCTATAAGGTAAAACGACAGCATAAACGCGTCTTTATATACGGCGGTTTTCCCTTTTATATAAGTATCGCGCACGCGCCTAAGTGTTTCCACCGGCAAATTACGCATTGGGGTATCTGTTTCGGCCCGGCTGTTTACTTTCGTGTAGGCTTTATTAACTGCTACGCCGTCGTCCTCAGCATATTTTATTACAGTCTTAATTACTTTTAGGTATTTGGCTACGGTGTTGCGCTTTAAGCCGTCGTTTTCCATATACTTTATAAACGCCTCAAACCAAGCGTAGGACATATCGGTAAAGCGCAGGTTATCCACGTCGCAGTAGTTTGTTAGTTTTCGTTTCGTAGATACGTAAGACATTACGGTACGCCCGGACTTTAACGCGCCTACTTTGTCTATGTATTGCCCAAGCGTCGGCACGCCGATAGTGGGCGAAGTTAGCGACAAATCGGTAAGCATTTGGCGCAGCTGGGCTTTGCTATACGTTTCGTATTGGCCCGTTTCGCGTAATTCCATTAAGCGGTTAGTAATTCTAAGCAGCGACGTACTTAATATGTTGTTTATGGTACGCGCCTGCCGACCGGTACAGATTTGTAACCGTTCGTCCCAGTCTTTAGCGTCAAGGTAAATACCAGTCGCTAAATATAGATTTGTACCGTACCCTACTTTTATCTGTACCGGGTATGTACCGTCTTTGAGTGCGCGCCGTGTATCAAGGCGCAAAGCTGACCTGCCCATTTGCTGAAAATTTGCTGAATTATGTACCGTAATAAACCCAAATGCACCATAAAAAGACCGTATTTTTACTGATTTTAGCGGCGCGACCGCTTACACGTAGAAAATATATGTTTTGTAAATGGTTGTTAATCAGCGTTATATTACTGAGAAACACCGCAAACGCAACGCGTCCCCTTTGG